ACCCTTTGAGTGCATCTATATTAAAAAGAATACATGTATATCTCATAGCATGAATAACGACAAATCTATAGTTTTTATTCATGATGTGGCTTCTGCTCTTTTTTTAATACCATTTTCTATTTTGTGTATAGCTGAAGTATTTTTTGGGTATGTCATTGATCCTATGTTTCTGACGACTGCTCTTTTTTACCATCTATTTTATGACACGGTTTGGTTATACTGTTTACCGCAAGCAACTCATCTATCTGGTTTGGTGATGTTACATCACGTGATTGCTGCGTCTATGTTATTGTATCCACTTTATAACCCTGAAGCTACTCAATTAACAGCCCTAGGTGGACTTATTGAAATTGACACGTCTATTTTGATTCTACGCCGTCTATTTAAAAATTCTGTATTTTTTGATCTTCTCTATCGTATCTCCAATTTGGTTATACGGGTATTTTACGAAACTCTAGTTTTATTGTTTGTCGTTCAATTCTTTCGTGAAGAAAGTCTATTCGTTAGAATTCATATGGTGGGTTCACAGATGTTTATAACTGTATTTAGTTACGGTATATGTGCCATGACATTTTCAAGAGAACCTCGTAAAAGGATTAAAAGTAATTGACACGTTTAAGATAAGATGAACGAATTTCATAAATTTGAAAATCAAATATCTAAGTGTGTTACATGTAGGACTTTACGGATATTTCATTGGATCAAGAAAATCATGAAGATTGATTAAAGATTTAAATCTAATATACAAGTAGTATGCAGATATTTGTGAAAACACTCACTGGAAAGACAATCACTTTAGAGGTTGAGTCTTCCGATACAATTGATAACATCAAGGCTAAGATTCAAGATAAGGAGGGAATTCCACCCGATCAGCAGCGACTTATCTTCGCAGGTAAGCAGTTGGAAGATGGACGCACCCTAGCCGATTATAACATTCAAAAGGAGTCTACGCTTCACCTTGTTCTCCGTCTCCGTGGTGGTGCTAAGGAGAAAGAAAAGCCTAAACGTAAGCCTAATGCCTACATGAATTTTGTTAAGAAAATGCGACCCACTGTGGTAAAGGATTACCCAGATCTAACTTTCACTGAGATTGGTGCGAAGTTGGGTGAGTTGTGGAGGGCTCTCACGGACGACGAAAAGAAGAAGTATGTGAAAGCTTAAGGATTTGAGTTTATAAGTGAATAGATGCCTCTCGGGGTCAAGAAGCTCTGTTACGATGCTCATTTGCCTACTCGTGGTTCTGATGGTGCTGTGGGATATGATTTATATAGCTCCGAAGCTGCGACTGTACCGTGTCAGGCGGGGAGAGCTTTAGTTGGGACTGGTATTGCTTTGTCTATACCAGATGGTCTGTATGGACGTGTAGCTCCTCGTTCTGGTCTAGCTGTGAAGCACTGTATCAACGTCGGTGCCGGTGTTATTGATCCTGATTATACCGGTGAAGTCAAGGTCGTCCTATTCAATCATGGTACGGAAGACTTTGAAATCAAGAAGGGTGATCGTATCGCTCAACTTATTTTGGAAAGGTGTGATACACCAATGATTAAGGAAATTGGTCTACTTGAAGAGACACTCAGGGGTGACGATGGTTTTGGATCTACGGGTCAGTAAGATCATCTTTACAGAACCATAAATCTTCAGCTCTAGGCATAAAAAGTATACCATGACTCATAGTCATAGATAATTTGGCTTTATTGACATTCGGGTAAGACCATAATATCCACCTCTCCCAATATTCGGCCCGGAAGAAATCTTCCCAATCCTCTTTAGAACTTTCCCTGATTTTCAACATTTCTTTCTGTATCTCATACGGATTCGTCTCTATTCGCAGCTCCTTAGGAACGATAGCACCTTTCCTAAGAAGTTGTGCACGCATAAGTCTTGGATTACCATGATCTGGATAATGCTGAAAACCCTTCTCACCAAAATCGATACTGCGTTTATTTGGTAACGTTACTCTATATTTATGTGTGATGGTAGGACTTGGTTGTAATACGACGTGCATTAATAGAATATAAGGAAAAAAATATAAGAATAGTTATGCTTGAATATACATCACTCGATGGCACCATCATACGGGTGGGTGAAAATGCGAGAGAAAATGATAGACTCACAATAACAAGTGCGCCGAAATACTGGTGGATGCATGTAGCTGGATACTCTGGTGCTCATGTAGTCATATGTAATGAAAGTAATCCGTTACCAAAAGAGACTCGTAAAGATGCTACTGTACTTGCCATACATCATAGTAATGCACCAGATACTAAGATGTCTTGCGTTGATATGGTTCGTGTGGAACAGACCGTTTGGGTGAGACAGGCGGGTAAAGTTAAATTAGAAGGAGATCTAGTGGAACTTTCAATTTTTATGAGAAGAGAGAAGGAACGCTTAGAAAGATTATTAAAAAATCGTCGTTATATTAAATGAAACTAGCTCCTCTAGGCGTTTTCTATATATACGTACTTCGTAAACTCTATAATTTGGGTAAGAAGAAGCCACCACGGAAAAAACGTTTCGCTCCTTGGGTCTAGGTATCAAACACCGAACATTCTTTTTACTCTCGCAACTCTGGGTACGTTCTTGATCGTCCTCTCCAACTCCTGAAACTCTTCCCAGAGTCCGGCTTGTTTGATGAATTGTCGAGTTCTAGTTTTCATATTGTACATAGATTTACCTTTCAGTATACTTTTTCGGGCTGTTTCTACGGTAGTGTTATTGATACTGATCTTCTTAGAACCTAATTCCAGAGCTGTTTTTTGGTCATCTGTCAGAGTTTGGGATTTTGTAACGGTTGTCAACTTCTTTTCCGCCTCTTTCAACTTGTTCGTGAGGTCAGTTACCATGACTTGAAGATTGGAGACGTACATTTTTTGTTTCTTCATTTTCAAATCATTTACCTCACTGTTACGAGTCCTGAGTTCATCACGTTCCTTTTTGAGACCCAAAATGATGACTTTCTGTTTTTTAATTTTTACATCACGTGTCTGGAGTTTCTTCTTGACAACCTTATCAATTTCAGGTCCAAGATCTATCGTGAACTTGGAAGCCTTACGGGGTCGTGAGGAAGATTTTACCATTTTACTTAAATTTTACTATTGAAACTTTAACTTAGGCACTTTAGTTTCCGAAAGCGACACCGCCCATACCCTGCTTCACACGTAAAATATTGTAATTTACGGCGTACGCGCGAACCATGTTACCGTTCCTGGTGCCAGTACCCGCGAGGGATAACTTGGCAGTATCAATTCGGCTGAAATTTAGGGTTCCAGTTGGCTGGGACTTGTTCATAGTGATGCAGAAAGGCCAAGTGAAGGTGGATACAGTGCTGAGAGCATCTTGGGGGAGGACGGAGCAGTGCATCTCTGGGACAACGTTGTGGTGGAAGGCGGCGGACATATTCTCAAAGAGAGGTGTACCGTTAATGTAGAGAGTGGCGGTATCGAAAGTCCAGTTAGTAGACCACTTGTTGGTGTCAGCCTCCGAAGAAACAACGTGGACAGCCTTGACTGGGTGGTTGAAGTAGGTAAGATCAACCTCGGTATCCGCGGCACTCATGAGTTGGTGTTGAGTTTGGGTGAAGAGAATCTCGTGCTCATTGTTGGCGAAGAAATCACGTTCGGGGGTATCAAGGTACACATACGTACCAAATACCTTGACGTTGCTGGGAGCAAACGTACCATTCCTGCACTTCACCCTGATCTCCACATCGTGATATTGTAATCCGACTAATGGGAGAGACTTAGTCCAGTCGTCCGAGAAGAAGAATGGGAGAACGTAATGGTTCGCTGAAGTAGACGAACCTAACGCATTTTGGGGACACTCATCAAGGGTCAAAGCACAAGAAGCCTTGGCTTGAGTATCCTTGTACAGAAGGTTATGAACACCCTGGATGTAGAGGGAATCAATCTGGGAAACCTTTTGGCCACCAATCCAAAGCTGGAACTCAGTGGTGGTGGAATCATCCTTGTCGAAGAAACCGGTATCGGCGTTTCCAACGCCACCGATGTTCTCAGCCTCAATCCACACATAACTCAAGAGATCACCCTTGGTCTTGATGGGAATGGTAACCTCATTACCGCTACCGAAGGTACCGATATAGTCGAGCCTCTCTGGCTTGATTGCGAAGTTGGTATACCTCTTGTAATTTTGTCTAAAAAACGACACCTCGGGCTGACCAGTGATGTAGACGTCCTGGGCACCCACCGACACGAGGTCAATTAAAGCAGCTGACATTTATTAGTAAACGATATTAAAATTTTAGCTCAATGTATACATATCGGGATGGGTGTTGAATTTCAAGCACTCACATGGGAAACAGTCGACACGGATGAGGAGCATTTAGTGAGTATTTTTGGTAAGACTGAGAATGGTAAATCCATTTGTGTAACAACTGCGTTTACACCATACTTCTTCGTCAAGCTTCCTGAACATGTCACGCAACAAAAAGTCCAAGAAATCTACCGAGTTCTGGACAAAAAGAGTCCCAACTGTCTGGTTTCATATTCCATCATGAGGTCTAAGGATGTTTGGGGTTTTCAAAATAATAAGGAATTTTCCTATATGAAATTGGATTTCAAAAATTTAGCGAGCCGGCGTCGTGTTGATTATATGTTGAAGAATCCTATTCAATTCTCCTATGGTACTGAAAGATTCAAAGTTTTTGAGTCTAATATTGACCCTGTACTTCGTTTGATGCATAGAACAGGTATTCAATCAACTGGGTGGCTAAACTCTGGTGATAGTTGTGTTCGTACACACTTGGCCAAGGTGGATATTGATCTTTTCTGCAATGACTGGAAAACCCTAAAGCCCGTCGCACGTGATGATATTGCTCCATTTGTTGTGGCATCAGTTGACATTGAGTGTAACAGTTCTACTGGTAAATTCCCAGATCCAGACGTAAGAGGTGACGCGTGTTTCCAAATTGCTATTTCTTTGTGTACGTTTGGTAACGATGAACCCTACGATAAAACGTGCCTTTGCTATAAGAAAACTGATACAAACCTAGAAGGTTCTACTATTATTAGTTTTGATACAGAAAGGGAGATGCTCGAAGCATTTCAGAAGTATATACATGAGAAAGATGTAGACATCATTACTGGCTGGAATATTTTTGGGTTTGATCTTAACTACATTTACACGAGGGCGTTTATGACTGGTTGTAACCCTGAATTTTTCAAGATGGGTAAATTGAAATCACAGACATGTGAGATTTCCATCAAGAAGTTGAGTTCAAGTGCTTTGGGTGATAATGTACTGAAACTGCTCCCAATGAGTGGTCGCTTCATTTTCGATCTCTTCCATGAGGTGAAGAAGGGGTACAAACTTGACAGTTACAAACTCAATGAAGTTTCCAAGCTCTACCTTGGAGATCAAAAGATTGACATGGCTCCAAAGGAAATGTTTGCTCGGTATCTAGAAGGTGACCCCGTGAAGCTACGAGAAGTTGCAGAGTACTGTATCAAGGATACATTGTTACCACACAAACTCATGAAGAAGATGTGTATCCTACTCAATCTCCTTGAGATGGCTAAAGCTACTTGGGTACCACTTTGCTTTCTAGTAGAACGGGGGCAGCAGATTAAGGTCTTCTCCCAACTTACAAAAAAAGCTCGTGAAATGGGATTTATGGTACCGACAATTCGCTGGGGACAGTTACCCGAGGAACAATATGAGGGAGCAACGGTTCTGGAAGCCCAAAAGGGTGCGTATTACACTCCGATTACTGCCCTAGATTTTGAGGCTCTGTACCCGAGTATCATGATGGCTCACAACCTCTGTTACTCCTCGTATGTCATGAATGAGAAGGACTATGGCAACATACCTGGTATTGAATATGAAACGTTCAAGATTGGTGCAAAGACTTACAAGTTTGCACAAGATGTTCCTAGCCTCCTACCGGCTATCCTTCTAGAGCTTAAGCAGTTCCGTAAAAAGGCTAAGAAGGATATGGCAGCTGCGACGGGTTATATGAAGGAGGTCTACAATGGTAAACAGTTGGCCTATAAAATCAGTATGAACTCAGTCTATGGATTTACTGGCGCTGGTAAGGGTATTCTTCCATGTGTACCTATTGCGTCTACTACAACCTTTAGAGGTCGCGCAATGATTGAAGAGACTAAGAATTACGTTGAGAAAAACTTCCCGGGTTCAAAGGTGAGATATGGTGACACGGATTCAGTCATGGTTGAATTTGATGTGGGTGATCGCAAAGGTGAAGAAGCCGTCAAATACAGTTGGGAGATTGGTGAGAGAGCTGCTGAAGAGTGTTCAGCTCTTTTCAAAAAGCCTAACAATCTAGAGCTTGAGAAGGTATACTGGCCTTATTTCCTGTACTCTAAGAAACGTTACGCTGCTAAATTGTGGACGAAGGGTAGGGATGGTAATATGAACATGGATTACATTGATATCAAGGGACTCCAAGTTGTTCGTAGAGATAATACACCCCACGTTAGGGAAGTGTGTAAGGAACTCCTAGATGTTGTACTGACCTCAAGTGACACCGGACCACCAAAAGAGCTTGCGAAGGAGCGCGCAGTTGAACTCCTTTCGGGTGATGTTCCAAATGAGAAATTGGTTTTGAGTCAATCTTTGTCAGATAGTTATAAGGTTTCTGGACAATCGGTATCTATAACAAGTCCTGAGAGCTGTAATATCAATCAAGCGCATGTTCAGGTTGTTAATAAGATGAGGCAACGTAAACCTGGGTCTGAACCACAATCTGGTGACCGTGTTCCATACCTACTTGTAAACACGGGTGACCCTAAAGCTAAGGCTTTTGAAAAATCAGAGGATCCAAAATATGTTGAAGAGCAAAACCTCCCAGTTGATTATAAATACTACTTCATCAATAAGTTTTTAAATCCTGTGTGTGATCTACTTGATCCACTATTTGAGAACACGAAGCAGGAAATCTTTGGTGAATTGATTACCCAATGCAAACCACCACCAAAGAAGCGTGAACCTCCCCTAAGTACTATGAAGAAAGTGGATCTGATAGAGGAATGTAAAAGACTCGGTCTAGATTTTGATGGTAAAATCACGGATCTAAAAGATCGTATAAAAAATGCTCGTGTTCAACGAGAAGAAAGTGTTGAAGACATATTTAAAAAATACGAACAAGAGATAGATAAGTCATGAGTCTTAATGAAAAAATCGCAGATCTGTTAGAGGAAGAATTGAAGTTGCGCATGGATCTTTTATTGACTGAGTATGCGGAAACGATATCTAAGAAATACCAGATATCGTTACAGCTACTTCTAAAAGATATTCCATGTGTTTCCGTAACAAGTACATGTATGGGAACAAAACCAGATGGTTCTAGGTGTACTTTCAAGGGTATTCATAACGGATATTGTGGGAAACACCAAAAACAAGGTGAAAAAATTAAACAGAGATTTCATGAAACTTTCAATGGTCATACCCATGGTCCAGGTCTTAGAAATGTTGCAGGGTGTCCGGCTTGTGAAAGATCTTTTTCGTCTAATAGGCTTATAGATTTAGATTCATTATTAAATAATGAGTAAATCCGATATTCTACTAACATCAATAAACAACTTTTACAGCGAAGAAGACAACCGATCCAAGTTATTGAATATACTAGACAAAACAAGTGGTATTTCATTGAGAAATCTCGAATGGTTTATCACTAATTACGCTAAGAAAAATCATACATCCTATAAGACGGGTGATGGAAAAATATTCACTGTACATTATGCTTATAAGTCTAGCTTAGATGGGTACTCGAAAAAGCTTTTCGATCCATTTTGTAGATCCCAGAAGTTTCCTTATTCAGTGCCAGGTACATCTCATGAAATTCATACGACTTTAGCACAGCTAAATTTCATCAAATGGTGTATCAAGAATAAGATTATAGATTATATCAGGGATCATAGGAGTTCCTTGTTTAATAAGCAACAGGTTGTATCCGCCCCTCTTCAAATATAAATGTTTGATAGCCGGTATAATACATGTGGAGAGCATACGTATTTGACGATGTATCCACCTTGGTAGTATCTAGATTCACTTCAATATTTGTTTTATCAGATTGAATCTGACTAAAATCCAAGTTCCCCGATGGCTCCACATTGATCGGATTCATCGAGAAACTGTATGTATAGATATTCCTAATAGGTCTAGATAATCTAGATCTGTAAGGAATTAGATATTTGAAATAGTTGTGATTAGTATTTGTGACATTTGGCATTTTAGTTCCATTAATGTAAAAACTCGCATCTTTCATAATGGGGTTGAAAAAAGTTAACTGATCATCAAAGCTGACGTTAGATGAAAAGTTGAAACGATTTTGACATAAGTAGAGTTCTTCGTCGTTTGTGGGAAGATCAAAAACTTGTGTTTGACCTATACCATTAAATGTGGGTGAACCTACAACTAATCTTAAACCTTCGTCTGACATAGACATAGAACCACCACTTCCAGTTCCACCCATGTCACGATGTAATCTATCCCAAGCAGGTACGTTTGATACCTGCGAATAATTGTAGGCTCTTGAACGATTTGCGGTTGGTGTACCCACAGCAACTCTTGTACCAGTATTTGAAACTGACACTGATGTACCAGATTGTTCATTGGCAACTATTCCATTAATGTTTGGTCCAATTTGTGCCCACGCACCACTACCACTTGTGCTATAAAAGAACACGCGCGCATGTCCAGCATTTGAGCCACCGGTATCATTTTTTGGTGCACCACCAATTAGATAAAGACCGTTTTTAGAAAGATCCACAGATGTTCCAAATTCGTCACCTGTCGCAGAACCATCTAGATCAACGCCGGCGGGTCGTTGTACCCAAGCCGTTCCATTGTATACAAAAGCCCTAATATGTCCTTTACTTGACTGATGACCGGGGGCACCCACAGCTACTACACTATCATTACCACCACTCGTGAAAGGATCAGAAAGAGATACAGCTGAACCAAATTTATCACCACCACCAACACCATCTATATTCGAACCAGTTTGTTGCCAACCGGGACCAACCGTGTATGTCCAAATCTGTACACGTCCTCTATTAGTAAAACCAACCTCGGTAAATTCTGGAGCACCTACTGCAACTCGAGTACCATTACTGGATAAAGAGACTGAAGTTCCAAATTTCTCACCAGCAGTTCCTCCATCAATGTCACTCCCTAATTGACCCCAAGCTGTTCCATTGTATTGATATACTCGGACAAGTCCTTTACTACTGTCATGAATTGGTGCACCCACAGCAAGGGCTGTACCTGTGTTAGATAAAGAAACAGTTGTTCCGAATAAGTCTCCGTCGCCTGCGCCAATCAGGTCGGTACCTAATTGGGTCCAAGTTCCTGAAATAAGTTTGAATACCCTAACACGACCCTTATTTTGATTGGGATTATCTATTTCTCCATCCTCGGGGCTTGTATCAACTTGTAATTCATACTTGGGTTCACCTATAGCTATAGTAGTGCCATCGGGTGACAGAGCCACTGAGTACCCCGAATCATCGTTTGCGTTAGTGCCAATAATATTAGCACCTATCTGTTTAGGTTCGAGGGCCACACTCTCATCCACGTTCTCAAACTTGGTATTTCTCAAAAACCAATGAAGACACTTCACAGGGATGTTTGGAACCAAGTTTGTACGAATCGCATTTTTACCAAGTTCACTCACGGTTGTTGGATGTTTACGAACTAAATCAGTTACAACAACTTGTCTTTCATGACTGAGATAATTCCTCTCTTCGGGGCTCACTGTGATTTCCTCAGTAATAAGTTTGAAATCATCAAGAATGAGGGTATCTAATGTATCTGTGAAGAAAGATTGTTTATGAAACTCGAGTACAAATTCAATTTTCTGTTTATGTACGGCACATGTAGGGAAGTAGGGTCTATTTGGTTTATTAGTTGTGTACTCATCACTCGCGTATTTACGAGCAAAGAAGAACTGCATAGGTATCATTAGATCTGTCTCAAGTCTAGAGACTGAGTCTGTTATAGTAGAGTCATCAAAACCAATACTTCTGTTTACAAGAAATCTATTTGCTACTTTTTCAGACATTTCTAAATAAAGTTCATCGTATATAATTCCCCAATCACTTTCTATCTTTTCCATCTCTGTATCATCTACGAACATAGATACACTTTTGAGAATATGCCTTCCCAATTGATCCGCGTAGTTTCCATTTGTGATCTTAGGCATTTTTATACTCAACCACATATTACTAAGCAAGTCACCCATATTTTGGGGATTAAACTGAACCTTGATGGTTTGTCCAAAAGGCCAATTGGGGATCTGCCCCGGATTGATTACATTCTTACTCCTGTGATATTTCCGAAAGTCAGAATGCCTTCTTGTAGTATTCGGGTTGAAGAACGACTCCGCTGGATCTTTGCAAAGCAAGTACGTGTCTTGCTTTCCAATAGCTTTAAGTGAAATTTTTGCCGCTTCACCCATACTTATCTATTGTCTACATATTTTTAATATCATCTTTCCACATTGTCATAGGAGAAGTAGACTTCATAACCTCGAGTTCCTTCTTTGCCTGTTTGGACTGCGCCAAAAGCTCTCTGACACTCTCATCTGTGTACTGAACTGTCTTGATGTTTAGAAGGTAGTCATAACTCCCATTTACTTCCGGGAATAGACCAGACAATTGGTTCTCAAGATCCTGTTTTTTGCGACGGAAGACCACAATATCTCCGTTGATAACCATAGACACAAAACGAGACTTGTAGTCACACATCTTAGATTTAGCCTCAAGAACCTTGATTAGATACTCTTTCCTCTTGTCATAATATTCACGACGAAGGGTTATGAAGTCTTTCAGAATCATCTCCGGAGTTTCATACTTGTGGATACCTCGGGTAGGGTGGAACAGGTGCATGTTTGATGTTCGGAAAGTCTTTTGAAGCTTGAGATCCTTAACGGCATCTTTGCCATTGTAGTCTTGGATGAGGAAATCCACATTCTCAGTTGTACTGTTATTTGTGAAACCACTAATGATTTTCTTTTCAACGAGGGTATCCAGATGTTCTTTGTAATCTTGGGTCCAGCGTCCCGGTGGGAGTTCAGTCACCTTAACTGTTCTTCCAATGGAGGTCCACACTCCTTGGGTCATCCACGAATCATCATCTTGTTCAAACACCGTTCCCTTGAAACCTCTGAACCAAGGCTTCATTCTTTTGATAGGATTACCATCAAGGAAGTTGAGGATATTGTTCCGAATATCTTTGGGGTTAAATGGAGGTACATAGCAGCTGAAACCGGTGCCAATACCCTCACTTCCATTGACCAAAATCATGGGTAAAGTAGGCATGTAGAACTCGGGTTCAATGGAGCGACCATCATCGTCTAGGTAGGTGAGAATCGCGTCATCTCGGGGATCAAATACATTCCTCGCTTCAGGTGTCAATCTCGTGAAGATATAGCGTGTCTGGCTGGCATCTTTCCCACCCATAAGCCGTGTTCCAAACTGCCCACAAGGCTCTAGGAGATTCATATTGTTGGAGCCTGTATAGTCATTGGCTAACTTCACAATAGTGTCGGCCAAACTTACTTCACCGTGATGGTAAGCAGACTTTTCGGCCACATATGCAGCCAATTGAGCTACTTTCATCTCCGCAGTCAAGTTCCTTTGAAAGCAAGAATACATCACCTTACGCTGTGAAGGTTTGAGTCCATCGCAAACGTGGGCAATAGAACGCTTGAGGTCTGCGAGTGAGAAATTCACTAGATCCTTGTGAACAAAGTCTGTGATAGCCAGTTGTTTTACTTTCCCATAAGGTACTTCAAGTTCATTGGCTTCTTTGGCGGTACTCTCTAGAAGCCACGTCTTACGGTCATCAGCCTTCTTCTTGTCAAATGCCAAGGTGATAGATTTATCAGACATTACATCTGTATTAAACTTGACGGTAAGGTCTTCAATCTTTTTGAAGTACTCCCTAGCCTCAGCAGAAGTTGAGGTACCCAAACCCTTGTAGTACTTGATACGCCAACCAGATTGACCATTTCCATACCACGCACGAAACGCAGAGTCTGTATAGAAGGATTTACTTTGATTACCCCTAGAAGCCTTGATGATGGGTGTAACCATTGAAACAACGAATCCCAACTTGAGTAGACTCGGCCAAAAGTAGTCAATCATATTGAGAATTAAACCCTTGATGTGAGAACCATCGTTATCCGCGTCAGTCATGATCATGAGACGACCATAGCGAAGCTCTGACACATCTTTGTAGTCTTTTCCTTGTTGGAGACCCAAGATTTTCTTGAGATCATTGAACTCCTGATTTCCAGTCAACTGCGCAACAGATGCATCTCGGACATTCTTACACTTTCCCCGAAGTGGGAAGACGCCGTAGTGGTCTCTACCAACAACGGAGAGACCAGCGACAGCTAGAGTCTTTGCCGAGTCACCCTCTGTAACGATGAGTGTACACCTAGAAGACTGAGCTGTACCAGCTTTGTTTGCGTCATCAAGCTTGGGAATACCAGTAATCTTACTCTTACGAGCTCCACCATCAGTTTTGGCCAACTCCTTCATTTCCTTGAATTTTGAGAGAGCCGTGAGTTCATCGGAAATACCAGTCTTGAGAGCATTCTTGACGAATGTTTTGGGCATATCAAATTTAGAGCCAAAGTCTTGTGCTTTTAGGGTACACTCAGACTTAACCTGGCTCGAGAAGGTTGGGTTCTCAAGGATTGCTTTCACAAAGATTGCGAACGTGTTCTTAACCTGTTGAGGTCTGAGTTTGATCTTCTTAGCCATATCTTCAATGATCCCCGCAGCCACTAGAGAAGCTGCGTGATCAACGTGGGTTCCACCTTTACTGGTACAGATACCGTTTACGAACGACACCTGTTGCATACCATCCTCGGATGGACCAATACATACTGACCATCGGTCGGTTGTAACACAGTGTACATTATCTACACCAGTGTGCATTTTTGCGTAAGCCTCAAAGTTCTGTTTTGGGAGAACCTCGTCATTGAACTTTACTTTACAGTTTGGGGTTGTACAGATATTGGCATCCCAGACTCTCTTTTGGAAAATCTT